CGCACCATACTCTTTCTGCAACTTTCTGTCAACACCCATTGCAGCCATAGTCATTTCGTCGTCAACGCCCCACCAATCATTGTTGCGTTCAACCCACTTTTTAGTGCGGGGGGTCATCTTTGGTTGCTCTGGCTGCGCGGTTTGAAACCCACGTTCATCAACCTCAATAGGCCTCAATCCAAAGGCTTTATCTATCCTGAGAGTAGCTTTTGCTATCTCAGCTTGAGCTTCAGTTAGTGCGTCAACGTCGGCGTTCTCGTAGGCTTCTTTGTAGCGTTTTTTGGCAGAATCAAGCTCTAACTGGGCAGTGGATTGAGACTGCTCAATAAATACTTTACTACCACTAGAAAGCTGTTGTTGAAGCTTTTTGTTTTCTTCGTAAACTTGTTTAGCAAAGTTTTCAGCCGCTTCGCGTTCACGCACGGCTTCTTCTTTAGCGCGGCGTTCATCGTGATAACCACGGGTAAATTTCTTCATCCGTGCTTGAACCTTCTCGTCGTAGGTAGCTAACTCTTCATCAGTTGGATCTTCTACTGGTTCTTTCATAGGCTTGCGCCCACGGTCAGCAGGGGGCGTATCGTCTACGATTTCAATCTCAAACTTGTCTTCAGCAGCAGCTTTCTCTGCTTTCTCGTCAGGAAACTCATACGTGTCTTCAAACTTTGGTGTTGCCATGTGTTACTCCTTATGCTGCTCGTGTAATACCACGGGGGTCTTCCACAACCGCTTCAACCGAATCATCGTTGATGATCCTGAATTCACGACCATGAATCTTCAGGCGGGTTCCTGAATTGGGGCGGACGATGACGAAGTCACCCTCCTTGCACGACGGCCCACTAGGGAACCGAGCGGTATCTTTATAGGCATCGGGGCCTAGCTTTACTACAAATAGTACTGGGGTCAGTACTTCTTCATAGTGCATAGATTGGTTTGATTTAACAATACCTATTTCACTATCCGCAAACTCTTCCATTGCTTCGGGGACAACGCACAGAAGCCGGAAGGCTTTTGGGTCAGGCAACTGTTTCGCTTTATCCTCTGCACTCGTGTTAAGAATGCCAGACAAATCTACCGCAGCGACATCAAATTCAGTCATCAGAATACTCCAGTTTTTTTGCAAGGTCTTTGACAATTTGATCTGCGTGAGTTAGACCACGAATAACTCCGCAAACGTGCCGATACTCGGCGAAATCCTTAGCGCCACCGCCATTCAAAAAAATGGCTTGATCCTCGCGTAACTTGTCAATTTCTTTGAGGAGGTATGTAAGCGCTTGTGAGTTCATTTATTTTCCTTCTTGTTGCTAAATTGATTTCGTTGCGCCGCCCGTTGTGCTTGCTGTACGGCTACCTGCGCTTTGTGTTTGGCAGCGTCAATGCCCATACGCATTCCTTCAGTCTCTTGCTGTCTTGCTAACTTGTCTTTGCTTGCAGCGGCTTGTGCGCCAACCTGCATAGCAGCGATCTCTTTTTGAGCCGCGATACGTGCTTCCTCTATACGAATCTGATCCGCTTTTGCCGCAGCATCAATCTGTTGCTTCTGCTGTTTAAGCTGCAACTCGCCTTGTTTGATCTGCAACTCTTGCATCTGCATCTGAACAATCGGGTCTTGCATTTGTTGTTGTGCCTGCTGTTGCTGAGCTTGTTGTTGTGCTTGCTGAGTCAACTGCTGTGACGCCTGCGCAGTAAGCATCGCAATACGATCTGCCAACTCTGGAGAAACCTGTTTGTTTTGCTCTTCTGTTGGCAGTGGTGTACCAATCGCCATCTCAACTTGCTTGCGGTACTCAAACGCAATGTGCTCGTTGATGTGCGCCATAGCTGCTGCCATGATCGCTTGAGCTTGTGGGTTCATCTGCATCAACTGTTGAATCTTTGGATTCTGAATAGCTGCCATGTGCGCTTGGATGTGAGCCTCGTGGTTCTGCTCAATGAACGCCTTGACCGGTTTCATAATCAACAGGTTCTGGTTCTCCTGCACTGGGTCGGTTGGCACTTGGTCATCTTCCACTGGCACTAACTTGTTGGCATTCTTAATGCCCAACACCTCAATCATCTGGCGATGCAACAGAGGTAAGTTATAGAGTTGTGGTGCAGACTGAGCCAATTGAAGAACAGCCTGATATTGCACAATCTTCTGTGCCATAGTTGCTGCATTTGGGTCACTGACAGGAATAACATCTGTGCTGTCGTAGTCCGATTTCTTGGCCTTACGGCCTGCATCTTCTGGCTCATAGTCATACTCCTCGGGGGTATAGTCAGCAATGATGCTCTTGAGTAAGCGGAACTCTTGCTTCATGGTGTAGTGCAGTCGCGCTTGAACAGCCGTCATCACCTTGAGCGTTCTTTCCAACAGCGCCAGCGTAGTACCTACTGGTGCGTTAGTACTCATGTCGGACACGTTCATGTCGCCACTAGAGGCAAATGCACGGCCTTCTTGAACTATGTTCTGAAATAGCGCAAACAAAACCTGACTTGGTTCCTTGTACGGCAGGGGTAGTATGTTGTCTCTGATTGACCCGCTTGGGACGTCTACGTCTCTAAACTCTCCGGGCTGGATGGGGGTGTCGTCCCCTTTGATGCGAAGTCCTCTGGACTTAAGGCCACCGGGTAAGTTTGATAAAGTGCCCGCATCCACCAACTGTCGAATGAGCATGGTGGCGGACTTGGCGTAGCCCCCAATAAGGTGGATAAGCCCATATCCGTAGAACCCGAATCCGGGGATATATTGGTAGTGGACAAAGTGTTGTCGCTTGGTGTGCAGTTCGTCGTCTTCATACCAATTTCTTCTAATAGCTAAAACCTTGCGTGTACCCTTCTCAATAGTTACTACGTATGGCAGTGCTATGCCTGTCTCTTTACCCTTCTTGTCCTTGTGCTCATACCCAGACAAGTCCAAGTCAACGTGCATCTCAAGGAAACGGAAGCGGTCATCATTCAAGGCTGACATGCCTTGCTCTTCAGCCTTCTGCTTCTCAATGTCGTCCAACTCATGTGTCGGCTCGCCTAAGTCCACATCAAGATAGAACCCAGCTTCCTGCAACTTCTTGACTTCATTCTCGGTTTTACGCATGACGTGAGTAACACGCTCTGCTGACTCTAAGTTACTAGCGCCATACGGCACGACAATGTCCTCGGCTGGAATGAATACCGCTACCTGCCGCCCCTTGGCTGGATCAAAGTACACCTTCTTGAACGCAGAGCCTGCAAGTGGCAACGACCACAACATCTTCTCGTGCTCGGGGCGATACTCAACCATCACCTCGGTCAATTGATAGTTCATATCCTCGCGCACGCGGGCGGCGGCTTCTTCACGAAGCAAGTCAACTGCGCCAACGATCTGGGTCTTGACTGGCCCCATAGCAGGGAATGTCTCCATCATTGCCTCTGACTGGAAACGCACGACTGATTCTGTAAGCATGGGATGAAATACACCACAAGCACCTTGCCAAGGTTCTGTTCGTTCCTCATACTGCAAGCCCAACAACTTTAGGCCATCGACATAGGTTTTGATCCAATCTTTGCGATCCATTACGTCTTTGCCAAAGTCTTCAACTAAGTCATTACCAAGTGAATCTAAGTCGCCCTCGTCCATGTATTCGGCAAGGTTGGCATCAAAGTCTTCCGCTGTTTCTTTCTGGGGTTTTAAGTCAATATCTATGTCGCCCATGCCAATACTGACTGACTCGGGATCCTCGATCTCGATCTCAATATCGGGCTCCATAAGTTCGGAGATACCCTGTGGGGCCTGATACAGACTTTTGTCCATTGAACTTGTTGCCATGATGTGTCCTTACACAGTGTAGAACCGCTCTTTTTTGCGGCTCCTAAAATACGTTACTTCTTCTGGCTCATCGCTAGGTAAGCGTAAGAACCCGCCTTGTCTAAACCGCATGAGTGCTAGTGTTGTCGCATCAACCAAGTCGTCATGCTCGCCTGATGGGAATTCTGCGATCTCGTCAACCAATTCTTCCGCCCAGCGTGTACGCGGAACCCATACTTTCCCAGACGCAATTATGTCTGATACAGAATTCAAGCGGGCAATTTTGTCCTGACCCTTACTAGGCGTGTACTCCTGCACAGGAATCCCCATCGCCCTGAGTTCATAGATCAACGGCGCACCCGTCGCCTTCTTCTCGATGAGTAGCCCGTCTGGTTCGTACTCTCGGTACTCCTCAAGCACGTCCCTCTTTAACTCTACCCATTCAACACGTTTCTTGTACGTGTTGAGCAGAATGATGTTTTTAGTCATGTCTGTCTCATCGGTAAATATCCCCCACGTCGTTCCTGCGGAGTAGTCGGCCCTGTTGTT